TCGCTTTCGTGTTCCTTTGCGCGAGGCGCTCCGACTCCGTTTTCCCTTATGAGATTTGGGCGGTCCGGGGTTGGGGTGGATAGCCATCCCAGCAGAGGTTAATGTAACCGGATCGTCCGCCGCTGATAGCGGCCTTCCTCCCTCCTGCAGGGCTGGCGCAGGATTTGGGGTGCTTTGGCGGCGCTTGCCCTCACGGACACGCGTCGGCCTGAGCTTGTCGTCCCATGGGTAGCTAACGCGGTCGGGCGGGCCTTCCGCTGCCAACGACTTGACGTGGAAGCCGAGGGCTGCGATCTGCGCTTTAGCATAGCGTGTGGAGACAGATGGGCTGATCTTCTTGAGGCGTGTCACCGCCAGAGCGTCAGCTTGCTGGTGTGTCATCGTCCCGTAGTCGTGGTCATGTTTCTTGAAGACCTCGTCGACCTCATCGGTCGCCGGGACGGCCCAGTCTGGTGTGTCTGTGAACTTTCCACTGCTGTACCCGGGTCCTCCGTAGTTTCCGTGGAACTTGAACGACGGGTAACCGTGGGCGCCCCCCTTTCCACCCGGGGGGCCGGGGTTTGGTTCAACGCCAACAAGTGGGTCCAACTTGCGCCTCTTAGCAGGTGGCTCTTCTGCCATGACTTGCTCGAGCGTGTTGTTGGTGTTGCTGACGAACATTGCGGCGGCGGGGGTGTAGTAGACCGTCGCGTTGATAGCTGTCGTCACGTGGGCGCAGCGTGTTGCACGTAATATGGGACGATACCCGCAGCACTTGCAGGAGTGTTTGTACTCATAAACGTGTTCCACGGCACCCGGCTTGTTGTACCAATCGGTTCCGTCAGATGGGCCAAGCTTGGTCAGCTTGGCCCTCTGGTCGCCAGATTTGGCGGGCTCAGTTTTCCCTGCCTCCCCAGCGCTTTGGGGGGCAGTTTGCGCGGGCTGCGCTTCCGGCACGGTCGTGCCGGTGGCTGGGATGGTCGGCCCAGCGGGTTTCGCGTTCGACGTTGTTGTCATTGCGAGACCTCAACACGCCTTCCTTCCCTTGCGGGCTCCGGAGGTTGAGGATTTAGTGGCCACTCCAGCACCCTAAACTAATCGGGTTGCATGGTGTCGGCCAAATGCGACCAGTGGGCCACACATGGGACATTACTCATTGTCCGCTGTGTGTAGCTTCTTGAGTAGAGGGTGGGCGACAGTGGTGCCCATGGTGTGAACTGCTAACAGCTGTTTCAGCTCACTCTCGACCTCTCTCGCGTCAAGGTTATATCGGTCGGCAAAGAATTGGAATGTCTCTGCCACGACTTCATGGCGTGCGGCGGACCGGAACTTCATCCAGTCTTCCAGCCGTTCGCTTTCTGTCAGGCGGTATGTCGCTAGGGGCGGGGGTTTTGTCTGCGTTTTCCCTGAGTTGAACGCCGCCATAGCGCGCTGGTGGGAGGCCACTCTCTTGCCAAACACATCGTTGTAGTATAGCTGAAGGGTCCTGAGCACAGGGACGCAGCGCCATGTGAGGTCGGTGCATTTTGTGACCGCACAGAGCCAGGCGACTTGTTGAGACACCGGCTTGTCTGTCCATGCGTGCTTGTAGATCTGCCTGCCTATCTTTGGGCCGAGAACTGTGCCGTCTGAGGTGGGCCACCAACAACTGGAGCAAAACTCACCTTTCGCGTACTCGTGTCGGGGTCTGACTTTGGTCTTCGTCTTGAAGCCCAGTTGGGCGGACATTGCCACGGTGTCAACATCTCCTTTCACCTCGGGTCCGTCAACAAGGGCGAGTTCCGAGCCCAGTCCGACCGAAGCTCTGATGAGTCGCTTGAGGACAAGTATGAGGGTCTCCCCTTTCGCGCTGCGGACCAGAGATGCCAGCATCGTCACCTTGTGGAGTTGCCACTTCTCGTCTTGGTACACCCAGTTGATGTTGCCCTGTGCGTCGATGACTTCGCCGCCGGCCGGAGGCAGCCACCTCCTGTGCGAGCTGAGTTTCATGCGGATGTCATACCGGTCGTCTCCCTGCACCATGCACCGGAAGAAGGACTGGTTGCGGTCGATCAGGTGGCCGTTCGCGTCTTCCAGTCTTGTGGGGGCGAACCGCACCTTCTTAGCCTCGGGGGTGGGGGTGAGGCTTAACGACTGGCCGCGTTTGCCATCCGGACGGGTGTCAACAACGTTCTCATCGTCCTCATCGTCGGAGAAGTTGAGCTCTGGGACGGACCCGTCGTCGTCAGCGGGGGCGTGGTGGACCTGCGACAGGTCTGCCGGGGTGATGTTGGCGGCGGTGCACCAGTTGTACGTTGCCACCAGGCCGTTGATGATGGAGTTCCCGACTGACGTGTTGTAGTCGCCTGACTTCCGCGTGGCAATGACGTTGTA